GCTGTGAAAGAAAGTAATCAGCGATGGTGCTCTGACGGGTTCGAGTTCCGCTGTGATAACGGAGAAAAACTGCGAGTCACGTTCGCGCTGGACTGCTGTGACCGTGAGGCACTGCACTGGGCGGTCACTACGGGCGGCTTCAACAGTGAAACAGTACAGGACGTCATGCTGGGAGCGGTGGAACGCCGCTTCGGCAACGAGCTTCCGGCGTCTCCAGTAGAGTGGCTGACGGATAATGGTTCATGCTACCGGGCTAATGAAACACGGCAGTTTGCCCGGATGTTGGGGCTTGAACCGAAGAGCACGGCGGTGCGGAGTCCGGAGAGTAACGGCATAGCAGAGAGCTTCGTGAAAACGATAAAGCGTGACTACATCAGTGTCATGCCCAAACCAGACGGGTTAACGGCAGCAAAGAACCTTGCAGAGGCGTTCGAGCATTATAACGAATGGCATCCGCATAGTGCACTGGGTTATCGCTCGCCACGGGAATATCTACGGCAGCAAGCCAGTAATGGGTTAAGTGATAACAGGTGTCTGGAAATATAGGGGCAAATCCAGAATCTCCATCATTCTCTCTGTAGGGGTGAATAGAGTTTATCCGATTTCTCGCTGTAGGGGTACACGAGAACCACCGAGCCTGATGTGGTTAAAAGACAGGCATACGAATAAACACTGCACTGTGTATTCATTCCAACGAGTGAATACACGGAGCAATGTCGCTCGTAACTAAACAGGAGCCGACTTGTTCTGATTATTGGAAATCTTCTTTGCCCTCCAGTGTGAGGGCAATTTTTTTGACGGAGGATATATGAGTGAAGTAACAGATTTAGTTGTTATTGAAAAAGCAAATGCAATGACTGTAATTTAGTCTGCCGACCAGATTGAAGAAATTCTTCAAAAGGTTGAACGTGAAGTTATGTCCTTTGTGCCTGATATCACAACGGCAAAGGGCAGAAAGGAGATCGCTTATCTGGCGTATAAAGTTGCGCAGACGAAAACATATCTCGATGGTCTTGGCAAAGACCTTGTTGCTGAACTGAAGGAAATTCCAAAGCTAATTGATGCTAACCGCAAGACAGTGCGCGATCGCCTTGATGAACTGAAAGCCAAGGCGCGCCAGCCTCTTACTGATTATGAGGAAGAACAGGCGCGGATTAAAGCCGAAGAAGAAGCTAAGGCAGCAGCTGAAGCTCTCGCAAAGCAAATTGAGTCTGACCATGAAATAGCGATTTTGATGGATCGCGAATTTGACCGCCAAAGAGAAGAGGCAAGACTCAAAGCGGAGCAGGAAAAGCGAGAGCATGAAGAACGCTTAAAAAGAGAAGCTGAAGAGAAAGCCAGAGCTGAAGCCGAAGCAAAGGCAAAAGCCGAAATTGAAGCAGCAGCAAGGCGAGAAGCAGAAGCTAAGGCCGCAGAGGAACGTGCAGAGCGTGAACGCATTGAAGCCGAGCAACGAGCACAGCGCGAAGCAAAAGAGGCAGCAGAACGAGCTGAAAGAGAAAAGCATGCGGCAATTGAAGCAGAACGCCGTAAAGCACAGGAGGAGGCAGAACGAATCCTGCGCGAGGCTGAAGCAAAAGAGCAAGCCAGAATAGCAGAAGAAAAAAGAATCAAGGACGAAGAAGAGCGTAGAGCAAAGGATAAAGCTCACCGGAAAGAAGTAAATAACAAAATACTTGCTGACCTTATCAAGGTTGGCGCATCAGAAGATGTTGCTAAAAATATCATAACAGCCATCGTAAAAGGCGAATTATTCGCAACAAAAATAACCTACTAATAAAACCAACATAAGGAACCACCCATGATTTACGCAATCGCGGGAGGCGCTCGCATGGGTGCCTTCCAATTAAATGAATCTTTACTTGAACGAATCACCCGTAAATTACGTGACGGATGGAAAAGAGTTGAGGTCTTATTATGCGCAATGAAATAGCCATCAATCACCAGATGCTTCGTGCTGCACAGAACAAGGCAGTAATAGCCCGATTTATTGGTGATTCAAAAATGTGGCTTGAAGCAAATAAAGCGATGAAATCAGCTATCAACCTTCCGTGTTATCGCAGGAAATGAGTTTTACAGATAACTGGTCAGACGAAGAATTCATTCGTCAGATGAAAGAATTAATCGGTAACGAAGGAGATATTCATGTCACTTGCAACCACAGTGAAGGAGAGCAAGTTACAGAGGCGCATGTACACGCAGAAAGCTCTCTGGTATCGCCATAATGGTGACCGCGAAGGAATGCGGGTATGCCTTAATTTGTCCCGAGTCGAAGTATTAAATCAGCGTTATTTCCTTGGGCCGTGTCCATTCTGAGAACAATCATATGAGCAAAGAATTTTACGCAAGACTGGCAGCTATTCAGGAGAATCTGAACGCGCCAAAGAATCAGTACAACTCATTCGGCAAATATAAATACAGAAGCTGCGAAGATATTCTTGAAGGCGTTAAGCCGTTACTGAATGGCCTGTTTTTATCAATCAGCGATGAAGTTGTGTTGATTGGTGATCGGTATTATGTGAAAGCCACGGCAACTATTACCGATGGCGAAAACAGTCATACGGCAACCGCTCTTGCACGAGAGGAAGAAAGCAAGAAAGGAATGGATTCTGCACAAGTTACGGGAGCTACAAGCTCTTATGCACGCAAGTATTGCCTCAATGGTTTATTCGGCATTGATGATGCGAAAGATGCAGATACCGACGAGCATAAACATCAGCAGAACGCAGCAGCAAAGCAGTCAAAACCATCACCTACACCTGAACAGGTTCTAAAAGCATTCACTGACGCAGCATTGCAGAAAAACACCGTGGAAGAGCTTAAACAGGCGTTCGCCAAAGCGTGGAAGATGCTCGAAGGCACACCGGAGCAGCACAAAGCGCAGGACGTTTACAACATCAGACGAGACGAATTAGAAGGAGCTGCTGCTTAATGGCACATTCGATTACTGTAAGACTAAACAAGCCCGCAAGAGAGTTTCAGGCCGGGGAAAATATCGGATTCAACATCCGTGCTGGCGTTCAGTATTACGATCGCCAGACAAAAAAGAAAGAATGGACAAACTACAGCGCCGTTGTATTTGCCAAGCCGGGAGCGCAAGCGGATTACTACCGTAGTGTTCTTGTTGAAGGTGGCATTGTGGAAATTACCGGAGAAAACATCAGGGTTGATGTTTATCAGGGGCAAAATGGTCAATCAATCACTCTTGAATTACTGAATGCAAAGATTGGATTTGCAGCTTCAGGAAATGGCCCGCAGCAGCAAAGTAGTAACCAGCAGAACACTCCTGTATACGACGATTCCATCCCATTCTGATTTAGAAAAATAAGGATTTAATTATGCCAGCGCCTCTGTATGGTGCGGATGACCCACGCCGCTGTTCCGGCAATTCCGTATCGGAGGTGCTGGATAAATTCAGAAAAAACTACGATCGGATAATGTCGCTACCGCAGGAAACGAAAGAGGAAAAGGAATTTCGCCATTGTATATGGCTTGCAGAGAAAGAAGAACGCGAGCGAATTTACCAGACATCAATCCGACCATTCCGCAAAGCCACATATACCCACTTCCCTGAAATTGACCCGCGCCTGCGTAATTACCGCTCACGCTATGGCGCTATCAGTAATGACTGAGGAATTTACCATGAGAGGACTTGCATACAATCCCGGCATTCTTCCGGCAGAAATGATTATTCGCCAACGCGTAAAGCCAATGCCATCGAGAGAGTAATTGCTTAAGAGAAAGAGTTTCGGTTCTGTTAATGACAACAAATATCTGAATGCTATGTGGCGGAGTGGGAAAAAATGAAACAAATGTCACTAATTGAGATGGATGGTTTTCTGAAAGGTAAATGCATCCCACGAGATCTAAAGGTTAACGAAACAAACGCTGAATATCTTGTCCGTAAGTTCGGTGAACTTGAATCAAAACTGGAAACGGCGTTGCGGGAGTGTCGTTCTGCTGGAATCACGATTGATAACCTTGAGGCCAAGTGCGCGGCGCTGGCAGCGGAGAGTGCGGGGATGAAGAAGTTCTGCAAAGACGCTGCATTCGATGCCGATTACGAAGCAGAGCTAGGTATGGAGCGTGGTTTATTCAGTGATGCGCTTAACGAAATCAAAACCCCAGCCACCGATGCTTTCCTGGCTGAAGTACGTGCGGAAGCACGCAACGAGGGTATTAACTATGCCGCAAGCCGTCTTGCTGCTGCTTTCAACCACGGATTTATCAATAAGTCTTTACGTGAAGTTTTCGATGTTACGCGCATGATTCTGTCAGCGAAAGAAGAGTTGGCTAATGAACCGCATCCGATTGATGGCCTGTCTGGTGAATATGCGGAGAAATCCCTTGAAGAATGGGCGGAACAGATTCGCAAAGGAGGCAACCAGTGAGCAAGATTGACTATCAGGCACTGCGTGCCAAGGCAGAAAAAGCAACGTGTGGTGTATGGTCGCTCGAATATGGAGAGAGCCGATTTGATTGTGATGATGCGTTAATTCATCGTGAAGTTGTTGGATATCTTCCCATTTGCAGAATTGAAGGAGCACATCCAGAAAGCGGTTTCGATGAAGATTTCCAAATGGAACAGCAGGCCAATGCTGAATTCATCGCCGCAGCCAATCCGGCTACTGTGCTGGCATTACTGGATGAACTGGAAAGAAACCAGCAATACATCAAACGCCGCGATCAGGAGAACGAGGAAATTGCGCTAACGGTAGGGAAGCTGCGTGTTGAGCTTGAGGAAGCAAAATCAAAACTCAACGAGCAGCGTGAGTATTACGAAGGTGTTATCTCGGATGGGAGTAAACGTATTGCTGAACTGGAGAAAAGCGAAGAGCAACTCATTAACGAGCGTGACCATGCTGAGTCTGCTTTAGCTGATATGTACTTCGCAACAACCGGGGATAGGCCTGAGTGGAGTAACTGTTTCAGTTTTTCAGATGCTGTCGATGCCGTAGTTGACAGAATTGCTGATTTAGAAGCCAAACAGCCATCGCCAGTAGTACCGGAAGAAAAACCAATGCCTAACCCTCTTAGCATGTACACAGTTGATGCTGTTGCAGCTATTGCAGAGGTGAGAGGCTGGAACGCCTGCCGTGCAGCCATGCTTAAGGGAGATAAATCATGATTAATCGAACCAAACTGGAGCACATCCTCGAGTATGCCAGGCAGCAGAGGCGCTTTGGCCAGCTTTGTAAAATTCTGCCAGGAGATATGGTTGAAATCGTGGAGATTGCCATGCGTAAGACTGGCAACTCTCCGGTAAGTCCGGGTGGTTGGATAAGCTGTAGTGAGCGAATGCCCGCTCAAGATGATTGGATTTTAATTTATTCAAAGCACGGTGAGTATATGGCAGGACAGGTACAAGAGGAATACGTGGAGTTGAGCGACGGCACTTTATCGTGGTTAGGGAACGCCTTGTACTGGATGCTGCTACCAGAACCGCCGCAGGGAGTGAATGATGAATTGGCCTGAAGCATTCACCGCTGTAGGAGTTGCAATCGCGGTGGCATTTATTCTGTATTCGCTTTTCCGCTGGGGATAAAGGAATGTTCGCTCTGATTCAACGTGGTCAGATATACACCGATAGCGCCGGCTACCCGATAAAAATTCTTCGCTGCATAAACAACACTGTGTTGTACAGAAGAATGGATGGGCGAACACAGTCGGTAAAAATAAACGATTTTAATGAACTGTTTGAACGGATCGATCACCAGGAATACCGACAAATTCTGGCTGAAACAGAGCAGGAGAACCATCTGAAAAAATTACGCGCCATGCAAAGGAGATAAACCGGTAAAGGTGTTCGCGATAAAGGTGAATATCGGCAATGAATAACAATCCTCGCACT